TTGGTCTCAAAGTAGCTTTCAATAGCATTGACGTTCTGCCCGTTGATGGCGTCTGTTCCAATCTCATGTTGGAGGATTTCAATTCTGTTCTCTGGAGTGGAGAATGTAAGGGGTACTGTGGCCGTTGCGGTAGCCGCGGCAGACATCTGAATGCCTTGTGCATACAAAGTTGCAACAGGAACAGAGAACCCAGCACCAGTGCCACCCAGCTCAGTATTGGATGCGCTCAGAACATCTCCAACTTGGTAGCCAGCGCCTCTAGATGTTACGGTAACGGCTGTTACAGCGCCTAGAGCAACAGTTACGGTAGCCTTTGCGCCGCTTCCGCTGCCACCAGTAAGGGTGACGTTGGTGTAGGTGCCGATAACGTAACCTGCGCCTCCAGTAATCGTTCCTAGTGTCTTGATGCTGCTGGTCTTTATGGCGGTAACGTAGGTATTTGTAGGAATTCCTGACCCAGAAATGATCAGCCCCAAAACGACTTGGGTGTTGTACGTGTCCAAGTACAAGAATTGACTTCCGTTCACCGTGTTAAATGATGCGGTAAAGACGGTCTCCGCTGGGGATGTCTCCCAATTAGCTTGTACAGGAAAGCTAAACACTTGAGAAAAGTAACCTGCTGAACGGCGAGCGCCTAAAGCTTGGCCAGCGTCGTACCAAGTGTTTTCACGGGTGTTATAGACGATAGCATCAGTACACTCAGTAGCGTCACCTCTAGGATAGAACCACCAAACCTCACCAAAACGTGGGACTTTGCTGACCCAAACTTTTTGCCTTTGAGCATAGTTCAAATTGTCAAAAAAGTAGTTCTGATTCATGCTGTTAGGAATTTCCTTAACAACACCGTTGTACATTAAGAAACGGTCTACTCCGCACCAGTAATACACTCCATCGTATTCAATTGCAGATTGGCTAGACAGAATAGAAGACTGCGAGCTGATGATGTCATAGCGCCAGTATTGTGGGGGTGTTCCAGCTCCACCGATGTAAGACACGCGAATCAAGCTATCAAGGCTCCAAAACAGCCCAGAAGGCGCGTTTGAGCCACCCCTGACGGGTAACCCCTGCACAATCTTTCCCGTGGCTACGTTGACCGCATTAGCGTCTGCGGAAACCCAGTCTTGAGCGTTGCCAGCGGAGCAGTTCTGAATTAGACCATTGTTGCCATAAACAAAGACATAGGGATGAAGTGATACCACTCCGCCAGACACGCTGATGTTGTTATTAAAGGTTGCCGCAATCACTCCCGCGGGGACTGCGTTAGAAAGCGTTACGGTAGTTGTGGAGACCGAAACCACTGTGGTGTTGGCTGGAATGCTGGTTCCTGTAACAGTTTGACCAGCACCAATTAAAGGATTTGAGGCCGCAATAGTCACTACGGCAGTGCCAGTAGAAGTAATAGTGTCAGTAAACGTACCAATTTGTGACATGGTTAAACCATTTATGTCACCGATCAGGACGGGCGTATTAAAGTCATTGTCAACTGAGGCGAGGTTATGGCCTGGGTGCGCCAGCAATGACTGCACTCCAGCTCCTGCAACATCGTAAAAACCATCAAATTGCCAAAGATTTAAGTTGGATGCAGTAAAGTTTGACAGCGTAAAATTGTTAATACCAGCACCAACGCCGTTATCATCAATAGTGAGCACTTGCAAACCATTGTTATAACCACTGAAGATGTAGTTAAATGCATTTTGAGCATTAACCCAAATGCCCCTTGATGGGCCTGTCAATTGATCAGAAATGACACGATATCCGCCCATTTTTCTAGGGCGTCCACGCTGAAACCTTACCCAGCGTCCATCATTGTAAAATTGCTTATCAAAGACGGTTCCGTCCCGTTGGACGCCAGCTTTGGTATCAAGAGCAAATACCTTCTGCGTCATTAGAACACTCCGCCCGAAATGCCGCCTGTAAAAGTTCCTGTTCCGCTTATGGTTAAACCAGAAGACGACAACGTAAACAAGTTGACGCCAAGGATGGCCATTCCCAATTCACCAGTTGCGGGTCTATAAATACCAGTAGAAGACTCTGAAGCAAAGTTCAAAGATGGCGCACCCACGGAACCAGAGACCAAGGAAACAGTGGTAGCCCCAGCGGCAATCGTGGAGGCGTTTAGCAAGTTTACCGAGTCACACAGCAAGATCACCTGCTGACCCGCAGGAACGGTTGCTGTGCCGCCTCCGGCTCCTGTGGTGAAGGTAATGGTGTATCCAGCACCAGTTCCATTGGTTTGGTTGGTGATATAGTAAACCTGAACGGTTTGGGGGACTGTAACGGTTACATTGCCGCTTAAAGTTCCCGTGTACTTCTGTACGACGTTTGCGGCCTCAGCAGAAGTTAGAGTGTAGCTGCCAGATGTAACAGCTTTGGTAAGCTGCGTAAAATTGAACTGAGTACTGCGTCCAAGGCCGACGGTGTAGAAAGCCACGCCAGAGCAGCAGATAAAGCAGGAATCAGAAGGCTGTAAAGAAATAGAAGCTGCACCATTGATCAGGTTTCCTCCAGAGGGGGCCACGGTCAAAGTGCCAGTCCCGCCATTTCTCAACATCATAAACCAATCGTTACCCAGCGTTCCCGCTGCGGTAAGGGTCAAGGTTCCTGCGCCGCTATCCCACACGTAGTAAGAGGCTCTGTCAGAAGCAATAGCGGTATAAGCGGAAGAGAATGTGGTGACGTTGTGAGCTGCATTTAGGGTGTTGGTGATGGCTTTTAAGCCGTATCCAGCCAATGCACCAGCATCTACGCTAGAAGATCCCACGCCAAAGGCAATGTTGCCCCATGTTCCTGCTATGGTGGCGTTTGTGGTGATGTAGATGTAACGCGAAGCACTAGGGGCTACGCTTGCAATAGAGTTGCCAGCAGCGTCTTTAACGGTAAAAGTGTTAGCGCCAATGTTTCGGATCAAGGCATCTTGACCCACAGAGGCTTGATTTGCGGGGGGCATAGACAAAGACAGGCCAGCAGTAGTGGCTGTAACGTCCATAATCCGAGCGGCAACATTGTCTGTAACGCCACCGTTAATAGGCCAAAACAGATCAGTATTGGCAGAAAGCGTAACGGATCTGTAAGAAACGTCCGTAGGTTGGATTACGTTTCCCGTGAAGGGCGAAATAAAGCTCATATATCCCTCGCAATCGCTTGACGATCCCCAATTCGGGCAACGTCTTCAGTTTTCAGTACATTCATGATTTGTTCATATTGAGCTTGCCACATAGGAATGCGCTCATCGTTTTTCAGGAACGGCATGGCTTGCAGGAGTGATCCATAAAGCAAAGCTTGCGGAGCGTATTCTGTGAACCAGTTGCTTTGATTGGTTGCGTCTAAAGGCTGGACACGCTCGTAATACAGCACCTCATAGGCGTAATCATCATCAGGCGTAGGCGCAATCATCCAATGGGTGTAGTCGTAATCACAATAGAAGAAAGGCACGTCTTGTTGAGAAGGATCTGGCCAATATTCTCTTAGGTATTCGTACTTTCTCAAGAATATGGGTTGGCGCACGCCGTTAACCGTCACATTCATGGATACGGTTTTTCTCCAGCGAGCTGGCTTATCTATGACGTTTTCGCCTTGAACCATGTTGCTTGTAGCAACAGTTAGGTTTCCAAGAAACTTTAAGTCCGCAGCCATGACTTGTTCCGCCAACATAATAAATGTGGGGATCTTGTCAAGAGTCGCTTGGTCGGTACGCTCCAAATACGATTGGATGTTCTCTACCAGCGACGAATACGTCATTACGGAGGCCATTACCAGTTACCTTTCTTTGCTCCAGCCATGTTGGCCACCAAAGATGGGTACTTAGTACCCGTGCGCTTTGCGAAAGCCTTTGCGGCTTTGATCTGGTTAGGGCTTAACTCTTTTGGCTTGCCAAGACTTTTAGGGCGGGTTTTTTCCCACACGGGCTTTGTTGACATTTTAAACCTCCCATTCAAAAATGACAATGTTTATTACATAAGAGCACATTCAACTTGGCGTCTTTTTAGCAATCCGGGCAATACCTTACCCCCGCCTTTAGTCCAAAGCATCAATTGCTCTTTAGCCCCATCCCAATCTTGGGCGTTGATTTTGCGCTTTAGGGTGCTGGTTTGGAGTCTGCCCACACCTAAGTTATAACAGAAGTCCACAATCGCATTGCATTTACGCTCATCTGTGGCTAGGACGGGGCAGTTTCTTAAAGCGCCGGGCAGATATGTGTGCTGGAGTTCGTACATTAATAGATCATTAGCGGCTTTTTGGCTTATTAATGAATCATTCAGCGTGACTTTCTTGCCATCAGCATAGTAAGTCGATCCATACCCAATAGTAGGGATTCCGGCAGGGCAAAGATAGGGCTTTGCTCTGAAGCCCTCAAACCGCCTACAAAGCTCTGCGGCGATCTCTAGGTTCATTACAAACCTCGTTTAGCTAAAGTTCTGTCAAGAATCCAATAGTTAACCACGCCCGATAGCAGCGTCATATCATCCACAGTCCAAGCTGATTTCAATAATTCGGGTACGGGTTGGCCGCTTGCATACCCAATTGCGATTGTGGCAGTCTTAAACACTCCGTATAGCAACAGGAGGTAGTAGGTCATTACAGGGCGTACAGAAGCGGATAGAGAGGCCACCCAACCCCCTGCTGATTTGACCATTTCGGTCTGTTGGTTGATGGCAGCATTGAAGGCATCCATCACGCCTGAATCTACGGTGGCTTCTCTTTGTGCTCCAATTTCGGCTAACTTTTGTGAGCCTCTGACCTTTTCTAATTCGCATTGTTTGTCGAACATGGCTAATTCATGTTCACGCTCGTTCTTTCTGTCCAAAAACTTAAACGCTTCGGGCACTAAACGAAAAATGCCCCCAAGAAGGGAGCCGACAATACCGCCACCTAAAAAGTCCATCATTTATCCTGTTTAAGTTCTAGCTTGTCCATGATCTTGTTGAACATTTCCTTGATGTCGCGCATGTCTTCGCGGTAGTCATCGCGCTGGACGTAGACTTTAGGAATCTCTTCACGCAGCTTGGCAAGGTCAGACTTTAAGTCTTTTACAGCCGCCCAAAGCTCACGAGCAAACCATCCGCAAACTGCCATGCAGGTTCCGAGACCAATGTTAATGAGTAGTTGGGCGTCCATGTTATTACCAAGTTACAGGTTGATTTGTAATCTTACGCAGACCAAGGTTGATTGCTGTAAGTGCTAAGGCTTGCAGTTCAGCACCGATCACAAAGCCGTAGCGCATCTGAAGACCGAGTGCCGCCGCGCACAGTACGTTCACCCAGAAAGTCTTAGACAAGTAAAACTTCTTACCTGTCATTTGGCTTACCAGAACCTCTGAGGTCGCGGCGGAGATAGAAGCGTTAAGGTCGCTCATTCAACTTCTTTCCAGCTTACAGACTCTTCGTCCCAAGCGTACTTCTTGTCGTCTGTAGGCATAGCTACAGGAGCGTCCCACAAGCATGTGTCTTCATTCAAGAGCCAGCTAGCAAAGGGCTGCGGAGGAATGAAAGCATCACGAGCGGAGTCGTAGGCATAGCCCACGCCAGCGTAGTTTTTACGCAGTTGCTCACGACCACTGGGCTGACCGTCTTGGCCGTAGTGGATGCCACCACGGGTGTTATAAGAAGTCTGTACAAAATTGGCTGGGTCACCCAAAGCACCAGTCAGGATAAAAGCTTCTTCAGCAACAATCACTTGAGCTACCAAGCCGTTTTCAATTTTTGCAAAGTGTGCCATTAGATAGATACTCCTATTTGTTTCAGTTCTTCCACAGTCGTTACTGCTTTGATTGCAGTCTCTTTTTGATTTGACAGAGCAATTATGGCAGCACGTTGTGTCACAACTTCAGCAGGGATGTCCACATTGCGCTCTGCCTTGCGAATCACGTACCAGTCGGTCTGTGACAGAGCCATGTTAGCGTTTTGCTTAACACGGGCAATGTGCTGTGACTTCAAGCCTTTGGAGACTAGACGCTTAGTGCTGTCAACCATTGCAGGTTTACCGTCTACTTCACCCAATACTTTTTCAAACATAGGGTTGCCGTCTTGGTCAACTTCTTCACGGTCTTCCAACTGCTTGGGCACAGCGGAAAATGAACCGTCTTGGTTTTCGGTTACCCAGTAGTACTGGTCATCTGGGCGAATTTCATCTGATCGTGTGAACATGTTTTTCTCCTAAAAAAATTAGCGGGCGTTAGCGAACTCATCAAAAGGCGTGTTCTCAAGGTAATACAAAGCCTTTTTAAGACCCTCTATATTATCTCCCAAATGCCCTAATCCTGTATTACATCCAGAGCAAAGAATGCCACGGACTTTACCACTCTCATGGTCATGGTCTATGTTCATGCGTCTACGGAGTTCCTCAATAGGTTTAGAACAAATAGCGCATCCACCACCTTGAAACTCCAATAGACCCTCAAACTCTTCCATTGATATGCCGTATTGCCTACGCATGATGGCATCTTGCTTTTCAAATCCAGACCAATTGGGCGCTCTGTATTGTTCGCATTTTTTGCTTCTTGCCCCAACACGCAAAGACCGGGTTTCCATTACATGCACTTTGTCACAGAGCTTGCATTGTGTATTCCAATACCCGACAGAATGTTCCGACAAAACAATTCCATACTGGTACTCATGTCCAGTCCAGTCATCGCCTTTCATTGCTCTTTGTCTATTCATCACCGGGCATTCGCATACTTCAGGGGGTTTTCGGCGAAGCAAGCGTAAATAAATGTTTGCCCAGAGCCATTAAAACCAGCCCCAGATGACCTTAACTTAAAGCCGTTAGATAAACTATCTAAAAATGTAATACTTCCTTCTGCCCCAGCCGAGTTTGGTTGTAGGTAGTTTGCCATTACATTGTATGAATCTCTAGAAGTATCAACTAAATTCCAAGGCTCTGCGGCGGAACTACTTTTAACAAGTATCCATCTAGGCCTAAAACCAGTGTACACAAAAACTCCATCTGTACTTCCATTGCCTGTGTATGAGCCAAATGCGCTGTAACCTGCTACTGCGGCAAAGCAGTAGGCTACAAACGTATTAGCCGATTGATTTATTGCAGATAGTGGCCCAACACCAAATGTCGTGCTATTTGCACCACCATTCCAAATCCCATTTCCAACAGAATAGGTTGCTTTTGCAATAGTAGTATTAAGTTGAAGATAATCGTTTGCTGGAGAAGAAAAATCCGACCTGTAAACAGTCCAATTATCAACACCACCCCTTACTTTTACAATTACCATACTAGGCGCAACACCCAACCCATGCCCCACAGTAGCATTAGCACCCGTGCCCGTATAAGTCACCACGCTAAACCCTGCGGCTGTGTTAGCCGACACTTGTGAAGTGATAGACCCTGCGGTATTGGTTACTGCTGCGCCGTTGGCTTTCCATTGCCATGCGACATAAGTACCACTTGATTCATTTCCAATTACATTTGAACCTTGAGTAAATCCATTGGAGTTGAATGAAGTTATTCCTGATGCAGAAACCTCTGCCGCAGTAGTGTCGGAAATTAATATTTTCTGTGCGCCACGCACCGAGTCTTCAAGACCATTGCTTCTTGCCGTGTTCCTTTGCTTGTACCAAACAAAGTCAGGCTGGAAAGATGTACCATTTAGTGCATTGCTTACGCTTTGGCTTGTTCCATTACCCGTGTACAAAGTAGCCGCAAAAGCAGTGCTGCCATTAGGGATTGCATATGTTGTTGGCATAGTTGCTCCTTATAGGTTAAATGTGTTGAGTGCTACAAAGCCACTTGGGGGTGTGTAGGTGAAGGGGCGTTGGCCAAAGTTGGCTGTCAAAACGCCACTGTTATAGCTTGAAACCGCTGGTCTCGCAACACCTGTTAAACCTGTATATGCAATTCCTTGGCTGGTGTTGTTCTTGTAGAACGTGATTGTTCCAGCATCCATATCCAAAGCAACACCAATCACATCTCCAGTTGTATATGAAGAACCATAAGAAACTGCAATGCTGTTTGATTGTTTTTGACCGCTTGAATAATAAGAATAACCGTTAGACATTTGACCAAAACCACTACCAGACCAGTTTGCTTGACCAATAATGATACCAGCATACCAAAATGAACCAGTTCCAATAGTCTGTTCCCAATAAAACTTTCCTGAAGTCACGCCTATTGTGCAAGCCTGAGAAAACCAACCCGTTCCTGCGGTGGCTTTTAGGTTTCCATCTGAAATGGTCATAGCGGCTGAACTACCGCCATCTAGCGGATTTATCACACAATAGTTCGCCGCAGTAGCACTTGTCAGCGTAGGCACATCAGTCATGCTGTCATAAGTAGACCCAGCAGTTAGGCTGATGTTGTTAGTCGTCCAGTTGTTACCGTTCGGGCTGAAGTCAAGACCAAGAGTAGTCGTAGATGCGTTGTTGGTGAACGGCAAGTAGAAGCCGTTAGTACCATACGAACCACCGTAACGTACAGGTGACCATGAGCCGTAAGCATTGAACGAGCCAAAGCTAGATGGGGTCAGGGCTTGTCCGTCAATGAAGTTGACGTCAGCCATGTAGCCGTCAAAAAATTGACCCGATCCATTATTTGCACCCATATAGTGAATAGATGCCGCATTCACTCCACCATCGTAATTTAATGTAACAGCACCAACGAATGTAACCGCCTGTTGAATTCCATTTACATAAATTCGTATTCTGTTTGTGGAAGTTGCTTGCGTTGTATCAAAGGTAATTACAATGTGATACCAAGCCGCAGGGTCACGGAAGACTGCCGATGTATAGCAATAGTTAGAGCCTCCATCTGAATCAACAAGTAGAGTGGCATCCGCTTGAAATAAAAATGATGTTGGGGATGCTTGAAACATTCTTAGAGCAGAACTCAAGGTTCCACGCTTAACCCAACCACTCCATGTCCATGTCTTACGGTTAGAGGCAGTTGCAGGAGTACGATTCAAATAAGCACTTGCACTAGAACGGAAACGCAGACTGCGGTTTAACAGAACGATAGGTGACAAGAATCCGCTAGATGTGAATGTGTGGATGACGTTGCCGCCAACAATAGTCACAGTACCACCAGACATTTGGGCTGTAGAGCCGGGGTAAGAGATGATGACTACGCCAGAGCCGCCATTAGATGCGGCATAGTAGCCACCAGAGAAAAAGCCACTTCTACCACCGCCACCACCACCGCCATAGTTGGCTGGAGCGTCAACACCATTTGCCGCATTAGATGCGCCTATACCACCATTGTAAATAGCGGCTGTTTGAGATGAGGTATCACTACCACCAGAACCTCCACCAGCGTATTGAGTAGAAGTCCCTGAAATGGATGATGTAATTCCAACGCCTCCAGAACCACCTTGACCTGCTGATGCATTACCGCCTACCGCAGATGCGCCACCGCCACCACCAGCGCCATTGCCAGCATTTGTTCCTCCAGCATATCCATTTCCAGAAGTTCCTGAATTTCCTGTCGATGGATATGTTGGGGCGGTTGTTACATAACTCAAAAATGATGAAATACCGCCAGCAGTTCCTTTTTCGCCAAACGCATTGTTAGTTGCTTTTGCACCCCCCGCCCCAACGGTTACTAAATAGGTTGAGTTGGGGTCAATGGTCAAACCAGAACCAGAAAAAGTTCCACCAGAACCAGCGCCACCACCAGTTATCGTGTTAAAAGAACCGCCACCACCGCCACCAACAACTAAATAGCTTGCTGACAAAGATGTAATAGGCGAAAGAGTGCCTGATGTAGTAAATGTATGAATAGTGTTGCCACCCACAGAGGTGACTACGCCGCCGCCAAATTGTTGTGCGCCAGCATAAGAAATTATTACGATGCCTGAACCGCCGTTACCGTTGGTTGCAATAATAGTGTTATTTCTTGTTCCACCGCCGCCACCTCCGGTACTTGCCGTTCCCGATGTACCATTATTATTTCCAGATGCTCCAGCACCGCCGCCACCAGCACCTCCAGCACCAGCAGTATCTCCACCAGCACCGCCGCCGCCACCATAGGTGACGGATGACCCAGAGATACTTGAGGCAGTTCCTGCACCACCTGCGCCGCCTGTTCCTCCAGAACCGTTACCACCTACCGCACCAGCACCGCCGCCGCCTGAACTTCCAGTAGTTCCAGTGCCCGCTGTGCCACCGTTATTTCCTTGAGATGGAGAGGTGCTTGGAGTGTTTCCTGAGCCAGCCGCGCCGCTTCCATAAGACGACCCTGCACCGCCACCGCCCGACCCACCAGATAAACCAGCGAAAGACGCCTGTGCTGCTGCACCGCCTCCAGCAGCAGATATTCCTACGCCAGATATAGAAGATGCGCCCCCAGAAGAACCAACGGTTGGGTAAGTTGCATTTGCACCGCCAGCACCAACAGTTACTGTGTATGACTGAGTTGGATTAAGTGATGTTGTGCCTGTTAATAAACCTCCAGCGCCACCACCCCCATTTCCACCAGCACCACCACCAGCTACCACAAGGTAGCTAGCAGTAACACCAGAAGTTCCAGACGACCAGCCAAACGCCGCTAGAGCAGCGGCTCCAATTTTAGATAAACGTGGCATAACCTACCCCTTATGCGAATTTGGTAACAGATGCCAATACAGTAAAAGAGCCAGAACCAACTTTGATAATCACGTAGTTGTATGAGTCAATAGAGTTTGCGTTGCCAGAAGTAGGAGCTGTTCCGCCTTGCCACTTAGGAGTCACGCTATTACCGTCAATAGTCACAGCAGAGTTGTAGTAAGCAGTAGCGCCTTGTGTAGCCAAGAAGGTTACAGAGATAGACTCACCAGTCTGCATTACTGTGTTCAAAGATGTACCAGACGATCCACGGAAGTTTACTGTCCAGTTAGCAGATGCGTTGCTGGTGTAGTACAGAACGGACTGTGTAGTCACGTCGTACTGAATTGTTCCAGAAGCAGCAGTTGCGGAAACAGTGTTTACTTCAGCAATGTTTGGAGTCTTGAAAGCAGACTTAGAAGAAGAGCCAGCAGTTTGCAAGCCAGAGGTTGGAGAGGTTGTGCCAACGCCGAGGTTGCCAGACGTGTTGAGGGTCATGCCAATTGCATTGTTAGAAGCAAACTTTAATGCATTAACAGAACCAATACCATAATCACCAATACTAAATGCGTTATATGAATTATTACCGCCAACGATGTAAGTTCCATCAGATGTGCCGTTCAATGCAAGCAAAGCTCCGTTACCGCTAGAAGCAATATTTCCTGCAACTTGCAGTTTGCTTGCGGGAGAACTCGTACCAATACCCACGTTACCGCTGGCATCCTTGTAGAACTGACCGCTGCCCAAGTTAACAATACCAGTGCCGCCTGTCAAAGTGGTGCTGTAGTCAACAGATGTAAACGCACCAGTATTAGCAGTAGTAGCACCCACAGTACCGTTTAAGGGGCCAGCCAAACCAGCGGCAGTCAGAGTAGTACCGTTAAATGTCAGGTTAGCAGAGCCGCCCAACACGCCAGAGTTGTTGAACTGCACTTGGGTGTTAGAACCACCGATAGCACCAGTGGCTTTAGAGGCCATAGTCTGAACAACGCCAGAGCTATCCTTGTAGAAAAGGCGTCCATCATTTGTGTTAATTGCCAACTCTGCGCCGTTGGTGTTATCAAGGTTAGCTGCAAGCGGGACACTAGAAGCGGTCGAGCTAGCGTAAATTTTTATGGGGGTAAATCCTGTGGCGGCCATGTTTAAACCTTTCTTTCGTTTAATTTCTTAGCTGCAATAGTAGCTAATCTTGATGCAATCCGTTTGTTAATCTGTTCCGAGCTTTGTTTTTTGCCTTTGTGAGTGGCAGAAATAATAGCTCTGTGTTCTTCTGACATTTTTCTTCCCAATGCTTTTTGTCTAATCTTATCTTTTGCTTCTGCGCTTAGTTTTTTACGCTTTCCAGCTTCAGATATTTTAGACTTTTGTTCATCAGTAAGAACTCTTTCAAGATTTATTTTTTTCAAATAATCTTTTGTTTCTTGCGTATGCTTCCTTCCGGTGCTTGCAAGCCTAAGTTTTTCAAGCTGTTCTTGGGTAAGTTTCCTACCTTTGTTTAAGCTAGAAATTCTTTGCTTAACTTCATCTGTATGACGCAATCCCACACAGCCCTCGCCACCATCGGTAACATTTGCCAAAACAAATCCCATGTCCCTAAAAGATGCAATTAACAATTTTTCATGGTCAAATGCTTCTTTCTCTGTATCCCAATACGCCAATACCTCTACATCAGGTTTTCCATATTTATTTACAATACGTACCCAATGTGGGTTTCTTTTGTTTGTATTGTACGCACGATTACCTTGGCCTTTTCCTATGTAGAACAGGCCGCCTTGTTCTGGCTTGTAATGTGCGTACGTATAAAACTGCATGATAAAACTGTATCAGAATGTGCCGCCGGAGATGGAGGTAACTCCGTATCCCGATAGTGTAGTGGGTTTGCTTGTTAAATCTGCAAATGAACCAGAAAAAAGTGTTGGCTTACCAGTCAGATCGCCGTAGTCTCCAGAGGTTGCAACTGTAGCCAAGCTGGGCTTGCCAGACAGGTCAGAGTACGCACCAGAGAACAGGGTGGGCTTGTTAGACAAGTCGTTGTAAGAACCGCTTGTAGCCACTGTAGCGAGGCTGGAGGTGTTAGCCTTACCAGCGATAGCGGTAGTGACGTGAGCCTCGGTAGCCAAAGCAACTTCTTGAGTTGTGGGGCCAGCCATCCACTTGCCTACGGACTCTTTCCAGATCAGACGCTGACGGGCCAAGTCGCCACGATCCACGTCCAAACCAGCTACGTCCAAACTTACGCCAGAACCAGCTTCGTCTTTGTTGACGGTGATGATGTTGTCTTTAACGGTCAACACTGTGGAATTAACGGTAGTAGGAGTACCTGCTACGGTAAAGTTGCCCGAAACGGTCAAGTTACCCGAAACGGTTTGGTCACCCACGGTAGCCACGGTAGGGGCAGTCATGGTGATTTGTGTAGCAGAACTCAAGCGAGTCAAACCGCCTGTACCAGTAGACTGAACCACTACGTCAGCGTTAGAGCCGCTAGAACCGATGGTTGTAGAAGCTACAGAGTCAAGCACCAAAGTACCAGAGCCTGTGGTAGCGATACGCATACCTTGATTTACATCAGCGGTAAAGTTAATGGTGTTAGCAGAAGAACCCAGAACTGGAACTCCGTCTACGTACAGAGTGTTTGCATCAATGTGCATCTCTTCTGTGTAGATGGCGTTGAACTTCTTTGTGGGTGAGCCGATGTTAGAAACACCAGTCACGGCAGGAAGGATGTCGCCAGTCAGAGAAGCCACGTTAGCAGGAGCAAAGCCCAGAGCAGTCTGGATAGAGCTAGAGGTTACGGAAGCGTCAGAACCTGCGGGGCCTGTATTACCTGTATCACCTTTGGGGCCTTGAGCGCCAGTCGCGCCTGTGGGGCCTTGAGGGCCAGTAGCACCAGTAGCACCCTGTGGGCCAGTATTTCCAGTATCTCCCTTATCACCCTTCAGACCCTGAATACCCTGTGCGCCGTCAGCACCAGTGTCACCCTTAAGACCTTGAGGGCCTTGGGGGCCTGTGGCACCTGTAGTACCTTGGATACCTTGTGGGCCTTGTGCACCTGTTGCACCAGTAGCGCCGTTAGGGCCAGCAGGGCCTTGAGCACCAGT